ACGTTACCGCCAAGACCCTGCTGAGCCATACCAGTCAGATTCTGGCCCATAGCTACAGCGTTAGACGGGCGACCCAAGACAACAGACATCGGATCAAACGCCGCACCGTACATACCAACAAGGTTTTGCTGGTAGCCGCGATTCGCCGCCAACTCGCCCTGACGAGCCTGACCAAGAAGGGCAAGATTAGAAACGCCCCGTTGCTGTTGATCGGCTTGGAAGCCACGGTTTTGAAGGCCGAGGTTCGCCATCATCTCCTGATTGGTAAGGCCAACCTGAGTCTGCGTAGCCTGATTGGCTAGGGCAGTACGCATCGCAGCATCCAAGTTAGCTTGTCCAGCGACGTTAGTAGCCTGAGCACCAAACTGTGAGGCTTGGTTAAGGGCATCTAGGTTTGCCATGCCAAACTGATTCTGAGCAGCTTGGTTAGCCATAGCAAAACGAGCCTGCTGTTCAGCGTTAGCCATAGCAGCAGCGTTCTGAGCAGATGCCCCAAACTGACCCGCCTGATTCATGGCTGCTTGGTTAGCGGCGTTAGCCTGCATCTGAGCCTGCTGGTTAGCCATTTGGAACTGGGAAGCCAACTGAGCGTTGCCCTGAGAAGCAGCGTTCTGTGCAGCAGCAGCAAACTGATTTGCTTGGTTCTGCGCGGAAGCACCAAACTGAGCAGCTTGATTCAGAGCCTGTTGGTCAGCCAAGGAAAGTTGAACACCCGCCGCTTGATTAGCTAGAGCAGAGCGCAACTGAGCGTCCTGATTCATTTGGGATCGGCCAAGATCCTGACCGTACACACCCGTAGCAAATCCACGGCTGGCGTTGAGGTCGGCCAGATAAGCCTGATTGAGGGCAGCAGCCTGCTGGATGTCCTGAGCCTGACGTTGACGAACAGCTTCGGAACGGGACATAGCTTCAGCAGCAATGGCCTGATTGCTCATTTCCAGCCCACGCGCCGCAAAGGCTTCACGGGTGGCCTGCTGTGCGTTGCGAAGCTCTTCCGGCGAAAGCTGGCCTGTAGAAACAGCCATCTCCGCAGCACGGCGACGGAACGTATCAGAAGCAGCCGTAGGAGCAGCTTCCATAGCCTGTCCGTAAAGTTGCTGTCCAAGGGCACCCTGCCCAATCGTCTGGGCAGCAACATCAGCAACGCGCTGGGCACGGGCAGCATCATAGCCCTGAGCGTTATAGCCTTGGGCTTGAATGGTCGGAGCAGCACCAAGCATAGCAGCCTGCATGGTGGCGGCGTCATATCCTTGAGCTGCAACCGTTGGGGCACCACCAAGAAGATTGGCCTGACCTTGAGCAGCCGTATAACCCTGAGCCTGCATGGTGGGGGCAGCACCAATAAGAGCAGCTTGCGCTGGCGTGATGTTTACATCACCAAAAATGCGTGTATTGCTAAGAGCCGTCTCAAGGTCTTTAAAGGAATCTCTCTCTCCACCCATCGCCCGTGCAGCCTCAAGCTGAGCAAACATTTGGGGATTAGCCTGCATGAGCGCAGACAGATAACCGCCACTCTGGCTCTGGAGGGCGCGGATGTCTGCATCACGCTTAAGTCGATCAGCCGTTTCCTGCGTAGCACTAAGCTGGGGAGTAATTTGGTTGATGATGTCAACCATTCCAGCCTGACCGGGGGTTCCACGCAGCGTCTGTTCAATCTCTTGAAGCGTTAGACCAGTAAACTGGGGACGATACTGCTGCTCCGCACCGAGCAACTTGCTCATGAAAGCAGGATCAGACATGGCCGTGATGTAGGCCATAGACGCCTGTGCCGGATCTACTTGAAACGGATTGGCCGAGGTAGCTGGAGCACCCCTGTTGATGTTTTCAATCGGAATATCAAAGAGTTCGGCCATTGTTAAAAGTAGTTAGCGTAGTTTGATTATAGCATCCTATCTCAGCTTGCCTCGGTAACAGAGCGGAATGCTTGATAGGCTTCTAGCTTCACCATACGGAGCTTGGGACGGCCCTTGGTGGGGACAAACTTTAGCTGCATCCCGTAGGCGCGGATGTTGCCAATACGGCCACGGACAGAGCTATCTTCGCCAATAGGTAGGTCTTCCTCAAGGCTTTCAGCCAATGAGTACATCGGGGCTTCCTTATCGATGTTTTCGGAAATCATGGTGATGTCCGCATCGCTAGGCTCATACTCAGAGCTTTCAACGTGGATCTCGTAGGCATTGAAGCTCTTACGGCCAACGTCGTCAAAGACATACTGGCGGGTAACTACCTCTGACTCAATCGGGTACGGGATAGAGTCGCCGCCGGGAACCGTATAAATGTAGTCGAACCCATCCACGCGCTCATCGATGGTATGCACACCACCAAAGCGGTTGACGGCATACAACTTGTTGATGCCGCCAGCCCCAGACACGATGAGGTTGCTGATGTCCCAGCCCTCTTGGTCGATGATGTCCAAACTCTCCCAGCCCTGATTCAACAGGTTGTAGACAAGGATGGCATTGTTGCGCGGACTGTTATCTAGTGGTACTGCAATCCAATAGCGATTGTCGTGGTAGATCGCTACAGCGTTGTGGGCGTAGTCTGGATTGATCCGCTTGATGAGCGGGTTAATCGGGTCAGACAGGGGTAGCCCCGCGCCACGAAGGTTGTACAAGTCTTGGAAGGACGTGGAATAGACGCCGTTGTCGGACAGGAAAAAAATGCGGTCGCCAATAGTCACTACGCTCTTCTGCGCCACCAACCCAGCCTCGCGGGTGATTTCCTTCAAAGAAATATCCGCAATAGATCCGCTCAGCCCGAGCATTAGATGGATCGAATTGCGGTTGAAGATAACAGCGTTATCCTCAGTAAATGGGTGAACATACTGGAGATAGTCCGCAATGCCAGCCGTAACCTTTAGCTGGTTCTGGATGCGGTCATAAGTGTCAGAGTCGAATACGTCCGATAGGAGGATTTCATCCCTGACGTTCCGGTCGGTAATTGTTTCGCTGCCGCTGCTGCCCGTGGTGTTGTAGTAATAGGGGACAATCAAACGCCGCTGGTGGTAGACGCCCCACGCCGGGGCTGGCATATGCGTGAAGCCAAGCTGGGACGGTTGCTTCTTAGCGTACACCACCTTATGCGAAGTTAGATCGGGAACTTCAGCGTAGAAAGTAAAGGTATCGGCGTCTGCTACCGTAGCAATAACATACCCCTGCTCTTGCTCAACAAGAGTAGAACTTCCTTTATCAACAACATGAATCCTGTCCCCAACCAAAAGACCGTGAGCCGTTTCGTCAACCGTTACAATACCGTTTGCAATTACGGTGTTGTTGTTTGAATCCAAATAGGTGGTTGCGGCGTAATCTCCATTAGCCACCTTCGTAAAGGCTGGCGTGCCACTAAAGCTGCCATTCCATTCCAGAGCCGTAGCCCCGTCGCGGAATATGAAAACCTTGTTGAAGGCTTGCAGCATATTCACGGGTTGTGAAATGGAGATGCCAGAAGGGTAGGCAATCGTCGTCGTTGCCTTGGTCGCCATGTTGATAGCGATGGCGTTCGAGAACAGAGCGAGGATGATGTACTCGTCGTTGTTCGATGCGGGATTTGAGAACAGGCATGAGCCGAAAGCTCCGTTGATGCTGCTGGTTCCGAGGATAGCTCCACCAGCCTTAGAGCTAGCAGTAACTGAGTAGGTCTCGCTTCCGGTGGCACCAGCAATCGTGTAGGTAAACGTATTAAGGCCAGTAACGGTGATGGTCTTGTTGCCGTTGGGATCCACCGTGCCGGTGCTAACAGCTACAATAGCAACAGCGTAGGACGACGAGAAACCGTGATTGGTTGACGTAGTAATGGTTACCGTCGTGCCGCTGCGGGTGGCCGAGCTAATAACCACTTGCGGCCACAAATAAAACGGCAGGGCAAGCGTCTCGTCCTTCGTTCCAATAACAGGGCCAAACGTATCTACGCCGGGACGCACCTGCCACGTCCCATCCACGTTCATCCGTCCATTGACGGACATAGCAAGCTCCCCGGCCTGCAATTGGTCAGGACGGAGGCGGTTGTTGAATCGGGAAAAGCCAATATCTGCCGTCTCGGCAATAGGCGTATCCCGGCCACTAAAGCTGCTGTAACGTGCCATAGATGAATCCCTAACCAGCGGTTAAGGTTCAACTATGATACCTTACGCCGCTTGAAATCTACGCCCTTAATTGTACCTTTGTTTCGGGAAGCATAGAACACTTGTTCGCCTCGCTTCGGGCCATATTCCTCGGTCATGGCGGCTTTAATATTCTTACCCTTCTTGGTGAGTGGCATGGTTATCGGTAGTTAGAGGTTTTCTTAGCAATCTTCTTGGGCTGCTTAACAAACTGCTTTCCGGCCTTCATGCCCTTACGCTTGGCCCTATTGGTGGCGGCACGTTCAGCAGGGCTAAGAGCCTCCCAAGCAGCCTTGGGTAGATAGCGTTCGCCAGTCTTGAGGCTAGGCTTGCCGGATAGGGTGCGCCATTCCTGACGGGTCCAATCCACTAGGCTGCGTTGCTGGGCTTTTAATGGCATTGATAGCTTCCTCGTTCCTTTAGGTATTGTGCCGCAGAAACGAGTATTTCTGGGTTATCTTTAAACATTCCTAGTGCTCGGTTGCAGGTTTTACAAAGGATACCACGAAACGCACCAGTTTCATGGTTATGGTCTATTGCACTATTCTCCATTGATATGGCAGATGTGCAGATCGGACATTTTCCGCCTTGAAGCTCATAAGCCTCAACAAACTCTTG